TCTAAAACTTATTATAATGTCTGTCATAACTTGGCAACTCTTCACCTGAACATGTTGGTGTAAATGCTCCAGGCAAACTGAACATAACAATTCTTTTGCCTTTAAATAATTCGTCTGTTGTTTTATCTACCCATGAACCACCAATAAAAGTACAACCACCTTTTTCATCTGTATCGCCAGTTCTAAATTTGAAAGTGTGTGGTTTTACTTTCCAATCTTGTATATCCCATTTATTCATATTCTAATCTCTTCTTGTAAATTAATAAACAATGCGTCTTTCGTGGGATTAGTTGGAACGCACCCACAATCTTCCGGGAAGAGTCCATCTTTGTGAAGATAGTCCCTACTCAAAACTAAACATGGTGTCTTCAGCCACTCGGCCGTAACCCTCCATGCCCATGCCTTTTGCCCTCTTAAGCAATTTTCAGCCAGAAAGAGTAATACACTTGCAATTATATTATTTTTACGCATTGTTTATTAATATACACCATTTACGCTAGGTTGTCAAGCGTGGAATAATCAGCATAAATTATATTTTTTCTGTCTGTCCACTCTTCTATCGGTCCATTGACCTTGTCTCTACCGTCATTAAATCTGTTAATTTTGATGAATTTGACATTTGGATTCCAGTCTGCTAGTGTATACCATTGTCTAATCCAGTTTATGGCAGGCGTAGGACCGTTCTCCTTTGATACATAATGTTTGGTACTCTTAAATAGATTGTTTACCTTGTCATTTGTACTATACAAGTCATGTCCTATTAGATAAACTTCATCTGGTTGTTCTCTATGAATTGCTACATATCCTGCACTCGCACCACAAGCCCAACCGTGGTCTCTTGGTTTCATAATATCGGTCAATGATGTTGACTTGTCATTCTCTGAAATCCATGATACTTTGATAGTAGAGTTTTGAATTTGTTTTTTAAACTTCTCACCATTTCTTTTTATCATGTCAACAATACCACTCAATGTTGAACCATGCATTACATATTCTTTTGCATTACCTCTATCGTTAGAAACTAATACATCTTTTAAATGTTTTTCTGCCTCTATTTTATCCATACCACCTAAAATCATTTGTTCGTATGTCATGGCAGGCACTTTTGTCCAATCTCTAAAATAACATGGTATTTTGTCTGCTACACCAGCATGATATATCTCATGCATGATACCATGGTCAACAGCAGTAATAACATCTGGCATATATTCTCTGTAAATTGCATTACAACCGTAAATCTTACCAAATGGTTTTAGTTTATCTAAATCAAAACCTTTTCTACTTTCACCATTACCTATTATAAAAACTCTTTTCATTCTCTCTCGTTTGTGTCTTTTAGATTGCTCTAAACCTATTTTTAATATCTCTTCTTCTTTTGGCCATTCTTCATCAAAGTATCTAGCCATAATAGTGTGTAATTAAACCTGAAGCAAATACAAATATTGCAATACTATTTAAAAATATTAATGCACGGTCATGCCATAGTAAACCTACCCATAACCAACCAGATACACCAAACATATGTACCCAAATATTCATAGGATAAATGTTTGCACTTGACAATACCATACCTATAATGATGATTATACTAGACGCCCATTTTACATACCAAGACAGGTCGCCTTTTGGTGTAACTTTTTTAAATACTCTTGAAGAGTTTAATGCCTTGATTTTGTCATCAAGTTTTGGTTTCCACTTTTCTATTATTTCTTCTTTAGTCATTTACAAAAACATCTTTCATTATTAATTTAACTTGTGTTTCATTATATATAACAAATGGTTTTAATTTGGCAAGCGTATGTGCGATTTTAGGCCATACAACTTTTTCTTTAATTTCTTTATTCCATACCTTACTAAACGATAATACTGAATCAAGTATGACGGTGGTCTGGATGTGAATTCTTTTTTGTATATGTAATCGTAAAATTCTAGGATGTTGTCCGCTATGTACGAAAAAACCATCATTAAACAAAATATCACGATTAGCAAGGTCATTACGAATAGATACGCAATCGTTCCTAAAATGATAGTCAAATGACTCTTTATACTTTCTAAACTTGGTATAATTTTCAGTACCTTCATTGTTTATAATATTACCCACCCACTTATTGCCATCAACAGCAAAATTAGAAACAAAATAATCAAGTATGTCTCGCTCATTATATCTTTTAGAAAGTTTATGAAAAAAGTACCTATCTGGCCGTTTCGTAAAGCTTTCCAACTTTGCCGTAACTCTACCACCATATTTGTTATAATCATAATCGGTAGTAAAGTGGTTCTTGACTGCCAAATATGTTTTAAATACATCAAAACCTCCATACATCATATACCTTTTTTTCTATTATAACTACCTTTACCTTTTTTAGGTTTGACCACCTGTGATTTGTATTTTGGTGTTCTAACTTCTTTTGCCATAGGGTTTGGTTTATTATAATTTATATTCAAAGTTTTGTGTCTCTTCATTTATATGTACCTGTTTTGCACCATTCTTAATATGAAAGTGTGTTGCCATAGGTGTTAACGGTGATAGTGTAACTAATCTTTTAAAATTATTTTGAATAGTCCACTCTCTTAATTTTGTAATTATCTCTCTGCCTGCACCTCTTTTTCTTGACCATACGGTATATGCCACAACTATTTCACCTCGTTGACCATCTTGATTTGCAGCCTGCGACATGTAATCCATTTCTCTGACGGTAAATGGTACTTCAGGACATAATGCAATACAAACTATTGCCTCTATCTCATCATTATATTTTAAACCAAATATTTTACGACCATTTGTAATTCTAAAACCTAAAGTAAGTTCTGGTCTTACTGGATCCTCTGATACATCAATATCATCTAGTTCAACAAGTTCAGTACCTTTGACCCATTTAAAAAAATCTTCAATCTTGTCTTTATACTTTTTCATACTGGTAATTTACCTGTAGCCTCCATCTTAATAAGATTTTGTTTACTTGCTTCTACTTGTATTTTTTCTTTTAGTGCTTTAGAAATTAAACGGCCTACTGATTCGACCTCTATTTGATTCTCTTCACAATACCATAGTATAGCGTCCATGTAAGTGATTGGTCTTTTGTCTTTGACCACACCCTCTATAATTAAACTAAATTCTTTACTATTCATAATATAATATTATCACATCCTCTTTAAAATGTAAAGTGTGGTTAAAGTTGTGTACCAGGCATTTTTAAATCAAAACTTCTATATAACATACAAGTTTCGTGACCTGAAGGTGATGTAACTGCTGATACTGACTCTGTATTATCTTTATTTAAATAATAAGAAACCCAATATGCTGGGTCGCCATCTTTTCTAGCGCCCTCTCTACCTACTGACAAGCTTTGTAATTTGAAACCTTTATCTTCAAGGTATCTCATAACCTCTTCACTTGTACCACAAACAACTGGTACATGCATCCATCTAAATTCGTATTTTGTAGGATCCCAATCTTCGTTAGCTGTTGCTATTGTAGAGAAGATTAAGCCTATAATTATAACTATGTATTTAAACATGGTCTACTCCTTTTTTAAGAGACCATTATGACTTTATTGTGCCTTTTGTCTTCTCTTCATAATATTTATAGAAACCTTTAATTGCTTTGCCAAGTTTTTCTTCATAATCAGCTTTGTTCTTTATGAATGACTTAGCGGATCCGTCTTCACCTGCTTGCAAAATTACAATTTGTTCTATGGGTGTGTCAAATAGTTCCTCATACATATGAGCATAAGCAGTACATTGAATATAATAATTCTCATTCCAACTATCAACTCTTTCTTTATTGGCAGTTTTAAAATCTATCACAGATAATTTACCATTATATTCTGCAATACAATCAACTTGACCTGCAATGGTCAACTTGTTACTATACATTACAGTTTCTAAACAATGTATATTGTCAATTTGTTCTAGGTAAGGTTTTAAAAGTCTAAACATACCAAGAGGCAATACATCACGAATAGATGGTGTTTCGCCTTTTAAATATTGTTCTACCAAAGTATGTGTAGCAGACCCTCTACGAGCAGCTCTATTCATTTCCCATTTAGCCGCTTCTTCGCCAACATTCTTACGCCATGCGTCAAGACCTGGTTTTGGAATTGCACCTAATACGGTTGTGATACTTGGATAATTCTTGTCGCCTACAGAATAAAATCTAAAACCATCAATATTCTTACCTTTGATTTTAGGAAGTTTACTCTCGTCTATTTGTACGAAGTTTTTTGTCATATCATTTCCTTTTTCATTTTGTAACCATCATTATATACCAATATATTAACATTGTCAAGCCTAGATTGTTCTATAATCTAACATATGGTCTTTTATCTTCTCGGGGTCATTTCTCAATGCCTCCCGGTCTTCTTTTCAGCTAGGAACATAAGACTCATAACAAGTCTTATTGCTTTCATTCTTATATGCTCTTAATATTTGTTTACGGTTTTCACCATCAGCACGATAAGAACAATGTACCCACCCCGAATTAGGTTCGTCTAAATTGTGGAATTCCAAAATCATTTGGTCAAACTCACAATTCTCTGAAATCCACTTTACTAATTCAGCGTTGCTCAATCCAAACACCTCAAAATCCGCCGCCTGCCCCTTGGCATGCTGTGAATTTTTACTTGAGCCTATTGCTTCGCACAATTCAGGACTACGATACCCACTAGATATGGTTACTACTTTACCGTAATGGTCTCTAACTTTTTGAAGAACATTTACACATAACTCTTTTAAATTGTTCATGTGGTCTTCACTAGGGTTATTACTAATACCCTTACGAACAGCTGTTTGTGAAGCTGTCATTTCTTTCAAACTAAAATTTGGACTTAATTTCATTATTTACCTCTTGTTATCTGTAAAAACTTTTCTATCTGTGCCTTAATAATCGGTGTTCTATTAGGCCAATGTATATATGGTTCTTCACTTTTCATTAAATTATATAAGAAAGGCAAAATCAACTTCTCTGCCTCTTTAAATCTTTTTGTAACATCTTCACTTTCAAGTGTTTTTGTTACACTATCTTTTTCTGCCACGATTTGCATGATTTCATTCATCATACTTTTAATATCGCCGACATCTGATTTTACTTTCGCTAATTCTATGTTGTTATTTTCAATAACGGAAGTATCTACTGCCGGTGTAGATTCTGGTGCTTTACTAACTGGTGTAAAACCCCAATCTTGGTCAAGGTCATATTCTCTTAAATAATCTGGTATATCTTTTGACATTATTTTTTACCTTGTTTCCTTCTACGGTGTTTTGCCATAACTTGTTGTGTCTTAACTTCTTTTATAGACCTTTTTCTATGTTGTTGTGCCAATGGACTTGTTGGATGAGCGTCTGCTATTCTTGACAGATTATCTTTCCACCCACCATCATTTTTCATATTGACACCCATAACACCACTAGATATATTTATAGTTGTCAACATCTGTTTAATATGCTTATTCTTCTCTAAAAATTCTTCCTTTTCAGAAATAGTCATCATATCATCATAGACTTTACCGGTCTTGGTGTTTTCAAAAGTATATATTGGCATTATTGTTTAAATGGGTCTTTAACCGTAAAATACTTTTCTAGCATTTCTAATTGGTCATCATACTCTGCAATAACTTTTAGTTCTTTTTCTGCTTCAGTTAACACATCACCATGCTCACCAATACCTACAGGTTTTTGTAAAATTACTTCTACATTCAACTTGTGTTTTTCAATATGGCCAATGGCATGTTGTTTTAAAGCTTCAATCATTTTTTCACGCATGTTGTTTTACTCCTTCCTTGTACCATTCAGGCATTTTTGACGGTGCCTTCCAAGTAGCAAATCTTCGTTTTTCCATAATGTAATACTTTCTATAACTAGCAACTGCGTCACCTGGTATTTTACAATATTCAGGCATAGCAGGTTTAGGGTCTGTTGCTATCACATTATATTTAGCATTTTTTGGTGGATGTTTTAAAACTTCACCTAGTTTATCAATCGTTACATGATTCTTTGTGTGGTTATATCTCTTTTTATATTCTTCATTAAGAGCCATCATATGTTTGTATAACCAAATGTAATTGTATGCTGATTCAAATAACCAAATCGTACTAGGGTGTTTTACCCAACCAGCTTTGTATAGTAATGGTTCTAAATTAGAATTAGGGTGTTTCCACCTTTTAATCTTTCTACCATTTGCTGTCTTATCGTAATATTCAGTACCGTCTAATACTCTATGACATGTACATAATAGTTGTGCCGATTCTAAAATCATTTTGACAACATGTTTGTCAATCATTTGTTCAGCAGCTTTAACAGGATGTTTATCTATATAAAATACATTCATCAGTTAATAGTCCTCCTAAAGTAATCTTCACGACCATACATTTTACATAATTTAGAAAACACACCGAACCAGTAATCCTTAGCCCAATCTGTTCTTGCGTCTCTACATGCCTTTTCAGCATTCTCAATACGCCTATTTTTTAATTGTTCACTTATCATCATAATATACATCATACCATACTTATTTGTTTTTGTCAACCTCCAAATAACGCTTATTTGATGTTGATTTCTGCGTTGGAAGTTCATTCCACTCCATAATTTGGTCTAATTTAATTCTTATTTCATCAGGATCCAAACCTAACTTCTTCATTTCATCTGTACCAAGAGTTCTAAAAAACGATTCATAATCTCTATTTTTTAGGTCTCTTTTACCTAATTTTTTAAAAAAGTCTTTATAAACTTTTTCTCTATCTCTGACTCTTTTCGCTCTAGCTTTTGCGTTAGTAGCCTCTTTTTGGAAGTCTTTTTGGATTTTGCCTTCTTTTTCATCTTTTGCAACTTTTCTACTCCTTAATGATATATTGGCCGCTATCAATAGTAATACAGCCAATGGGTCAAATACAAATATTAATATTATTATTACCCACCTTACTGCCTTATCAAAATGGTCTTTTGCATTTTCACCATAAATTAATTCTGCAATATATTTAATTGGTCCTACTTCAGCCTCAATCTTATCTTGTTCTAATGCAAGTTCAGATTTTTCTAATGTCAATTTGGCAATCTTATCACTTGCCTCATTTATAGCCGTTGTAAGTAAATTTCTTTCTTCTTCTTGTTTCTTTCTTTCTTTTAGACCTCTAGTTACATACTCCATATCAATGTATTTGTCAAGAGCCTTGTCAAGTTGGTCTAATGTCTTTTGCGACCTATCTATAATAATTTGTTGTTGATTAATTTGTTTATCAATAAGTTCTATTTTTATATTGTTAGATGATACAGGTTGCACTTGGTCTAGGTGTGCCTTTGATAAGAAACCAAAAATACCCATAGATGTGATAAAAATTAACACCACAACTGCACCTGTTAGATATGCTTTTATAGTTTTAGGTACAAGTGGATTACGCCAGTTGTTATACAACCAAGAGGCGGCAACTAATTTACCTACTTCTAATGCACTACCCATAGCAATAATTGGTATTACTGCACCAGCAAATAGTGTTGCAAGTCCCATAATAGAATAACCAGCGGCTATTACCGATATAGATATCGCACTTATAAATGTAATTAGTATTGTAAACATATAATTATTTAGATGTTAGTTCTTTTTCTATTTTTGACATCATATTAATAACTCTTGAAGCATAATCAGTTGTAGTAGAAAATGCCTTTAAAGTTTTAATAAGTTTTACTGAATCTAATGGTTGATTAGTAGCCTGCATTTGAGCTCTCATTGTTCTAAAGTCCTCATATGCTGGGTGTTCATTTAATAATCTAATATATTCTTTTACAGAATCACATTTAGTTTTAAATACTCTAACACCCCAACCTTGCCATTTTTCAACACCTAACGGCAATAAATGTGGTGCTGTTGATTTAAATACTCTGATACCAAATAGATTGTTTGCTTCTTTAGCAAATCTTGATTGACCCCAACCAGATTCTAATACTGCCTGACCTACTAACATTTCAATAGGTACTCTTTTATCAACTGGTGTTGTAAAATTTATATAATCAACACAATAACCAAGTTCT